TCATGCCTCATTCCGCGATACCGCGGTCCCGTTCGGATTGAGCTTCACCGGCTGACCCACAACGGGCAGCGAGCGCGGCCAGCGACGCGCGATACAGCGCTGTTTCAGGATCCGCATCACGTTGACGCTATCGCTCTGGTTTCCGCCCAGGACGTGGTAGTGTGTCTGGTCCTCCCCGACATAGAAGCCGACATGGCCGCCGCCCTCACGGTCGAACACAAGCACGGCACCGGGAGACAGATGCTCGGCGCGTAGATTGGCTTCCCACGTCGCCCAGCTCTTCGCCCTTACCGCGACAGGCGGCGGCGTCAGCCCGGCCTCCCGGACGCAGTATGCAGCAAAGGTGCCGCACCACGGTACGCTGTCCGCATTGACTGCGATTCCGAGCACTTTGATGTCCAGCTTCTTGATCCATCCCATGATCGTCGCGCTGTTCGCAACGCCGGGTGCCTCGCGCGTGCCGATCAGGTTGCGTGCGACCTTCAGGTGATGTGGTTCGAAATCGGTCATACTTTCCTCCCTCATGCCGCCGCTGCGCGCTCGACCGCCTCAGCGACATGCACGCCACTTGCGATCAGCTGCCCGCCCTCGCGCAGCGCCCCGCGCTCCGCATGCCTTGCTTCGGCGAGTCGCAGACGCCGATCCTCCATCGCTTCGGCCCGCCGCCGTGTGCGCAGCTGCTCGACATGCTCCAGCACCTCGGCCGCGCTCTCGGGCCGGAACCGGATGCCCGTCGCCAACGCCTCCCAGCTCATCACTTCGTTGGCCAGGCTGTGACGAAGCTCGGACAATTGGCGCTCGCAGGTTTCGCGCTCCGCCTTCATTTCGGCGCGCAGCAGAGTGCATGCGCGCTCGACCTCAACGACACGCGCTTCCCATTGCGCGTTCGAGCGGAGCGCCATGTCGTCGGTCTGCTTGCGGCTTGACTGGCGAAAGGTCAGCCAGCGGTCGATGCCCTTGACCACCAGCCCACCGAGGCTGCCCGCCCCGACCAGCGCCAGCAGGATCTGCGCCCAGATGGGGGCACCGGGAATCATTGGACGGCGCTCGCTTCATCCATGCCGCTCACGCCTCGATCGCTCCGTATCCCTTCCACGTTCCCGGAGAGCCGGCCGTGGTGCAGATCATCCCCTCATGCCCTCCTGCAGCCGGGCCGCTCAGCTTGAAACGTGCACCCACCGCATGGATACCTAGCGTCGGCTCGCCATTCGTCGTCATCGGCTGCGCTGTGTCGATCAGAGGCACCGCGGCACAATCGGACGCGGCCCATGCCCACACGCCACCGAACTTCACATACCAGTCGGGATCAGCGACGACCGGCTTGTCCTGGCCATAGTTCGGATAGAGGAGGACCTTGGAGGAGGTTCCCGAAGACGGCAGGATCGCCCGCACGGTCACCCACTGGTCGGTGATGAACTCGCCGCTGCTCGCACCCAGTACTGGGAAGATCGTCGCGCCATCATCGTCCCAGAAGGCGAAGAAGTTCGGTGGGGCTGCCGCAGTGAATTTGGCGCTGTTGAACTTCACCAATGCGGCGATCACGACGAATGCGCCTTGGTGAAACCCGTCGCCCAGGTCGAGCGACAGATGCGCGAATTCGTCTCCATGCCCCCGATACTTGACGGAGCCGTAACCGTGCGGCTTGTCGGCAGTATCCACGCTCATCGTGCCGAGACTGAACCAGCTCGCTACCGCCCCATCAGGCCCAACGGAGTTCCAGCCTGGCAACAGAAAACGCGACTGACCCGAGCCGAAGAAGCTTCCGAACGGGTCAACGGATGCATCGGCGTCGATGACCGGAAGATTGTTGGGCTCCGCGACCAGCAGTCCCGTGGCCGATTTCAAATCCGCGTCGCGGATGCCGATCCGGTCACCGCTGCGAATACGCCAGGTATAGCCGTTGCCCGCGCTCTGGTAGATTTCCAGATCGGCCTTGCTGTTACCGCGGCCGCGCACGCCCTTCATCATGATGATGCCGCCGGGCTGATGAAACACGATGCCGGCGGAATCCATGGGCGTCGCCCAGCCAGCACGCGGCCCTGTATTGGGCAGATAGGGAGCGCCTTCGACGAAGACGCTCTCCATCTCACAGACACGCGTCTTCGCACCCACGCTCACACCCGCATAGGCGACCGGCTCTAAGGGTGCTTCGGGTTTGTAACCCCACAGCGTTCCGTCGATCTGGCGGTTCGGCTTCTGCACGCGGATGTTGCGCGCGTAGATTTCATGACAGTTCGTCCATTCGATCCCGCCCAACCCGCAAGCCTCAACGGAAACGTCCTGCACATCGGTGACGAACGGAAAGCCCCAGGTCTGCCAATTTCCGCCGCCGGGACGTTCGAACTGGAACAGCTGAACCGACGTTGTCCATCCGGTCAGGGCACGGATGACCACACGCTTGAACATACCGAAGACGTGAGGACCACACCCGCTGCCCTCGCAGCGATAGTTGCTGATCTCCAGAAGCTCAGTCGGCACGAGGCCCGTTCGCATCCGCGTCGGCGCGAGGCCGTCGCGCGTGTTGAAGGTTGCGGCGACGCCTGCCAGCGCCAGCGTTTCGGTTTCCGCCACGCGGAATGTGCCGGCATCAATCGGGATGGCGTAATAGTCGCGATGCGTCTCAAGGCCGATGTACAGATTGTTCGAACCGTCGTGGCGATACAGGCTGATCAGCTCTCCGGTGTTCAACCCATGGCCTGCGACGGTGAACACGCCAGTGGTGGCGTTGACCGCGCTGATGGGCACCGCCACGCCCTCTTCGATCGATGTAGAAAAGAACACCGAGCCGCGGGTCGAGTCAGTCACACCATCGATTCGGATGGTGCCGCATGAACCCGCGCCGCCGATCCAGTAAGCATCGGAAATGCCGTGCTTGGTAAAGCGCCCGCCCTTCCAGCTGACCCGCTGGGCACCGCTGGCGACCCAGAACGCGTAGCGCGTCTGCTCATCGAGCCCGGTCGCGTCCAGATGGATCGTCGCGCCGCTTGCATCCACCTGTGCGCCATCGGGCACAATGATCGAATAGGTGGCGTTCGCGCCATCGGGCACGAGCCGATACGGCGTCGCGTGTGGCTCGACCCGGAAAGGCTGTCCGAATGCGAATGCCGCGACGAAAGCGGCACTGTTGTCGCTGGCTGCCACCGATCCGCCGAACATGGCAAGCGTGACGGTCTGCGTCTTGTCGAGCACGAACCAGCGCCCATTGGCGCTCTGGCGGCGCCACGCGTTCGGCGCCGCATCGGTCTGATCGGGGTCGAGCACATAACGCGCCGCTCCGATCCCGACTGTTGAAAAGCCGCTGGTCTGGATCAGGTCGTACCCCGTGGCGATGTCGAACAGTGCAAAACTGCTCCACAACCCGACCGCCATGGCATTCCCGCCGGGCTGCCCCTGGAAGTCAGCGGCCTGCAATATTGCGATCCGGCCCGTCAGTGGGCTGATGCCAAGCACCAGCGGCAGCCCGGCTGCCGCAGTCAATTCGGCACGCGGCAGCGTCAGGCCCGGATCGCCGGGCGCTGCTCGGATCGTGCGCATCGCAGCCTCTGCCAGCTCCTGAGAGACCATCGCCTGCCGATCGAGCTGCCCCTCAAGCGATTCACGCTTCAGGCTCTGGCCGATGATCGAATAGTCTTGGCGCGCCGAGGTTGCCCGGCGATACCGCACCGCCTGCCCATTCGTGGCGAAACCGGGAAGCGGCACGATTTGCTGCGAAGGATACGATCCGTTTACTTCGTAGTGCAGCCCCAATGTCCGCACGACATCATCGACAGTCACGATCAGGTCAGCGGGTGCGATGAGCGGCCATTCGATGGTCCGCGGTGACAGCGATCCGTCCGCTATGTAGGACTTCGGCTCAAAGGCGACTGCAACTGCCATTCACGTCCCCCCGATGCCTGCGCGAACGGCGCGAGGACCGGGGGGAAGCCGCGCGCCTGAAAAGCAACAATATGTTTAGTTTGGAGAGGCGGTGCCGTCAACCGCTTCGCCAGCTGGCGTCTGACCAGCCAGATTGGGCGCACGCACCGGGCCTCGCGCACCGGGCGGCATCCAGTATGCAGTGCCATCCTCGCGCGCACGGCGGTTCAACCGCTCATAGCTGTCGGCGTAGCTTTCGTGCTGCCACTCGCCCAACTGATCGAGCACGAGCCGCTCCCAGCCGGCGCGCAGATACCAGATCGAGCCGCCGGGCGTCTCGCGCTTGAGGAAGCGGGCGACATCGTGGACGCGCACCTCATTGCCCTCGCCATCTTTGGCCTTTCTGCCCCAGGCGAGGTCGGCGACATTCTGCACCGTGCCGAAACCCGGCCCTGCCGTCAGGTCGCCGACATCCTGTCCGTACTGGTTGGTCGAACTGTTCACGACATCGCCGAACACGCCAAGCCCTCCGCCTTTCAGCATCGACTTCCAGACAACCTCCTTTCGGAAGTTCCCTTCCTCGTCTCGCAGCGCAATAGGATCGCGCCCCTTGGCCAGCTCGCTTAGCTGAAGCGAGAGCATCCCCATCAGCGTTGTAGCGGTCAGGAAGCCAATGCCATATCTGGCGGCATGCCAGTTGCTCGGCTGATCGAGCATCCGCATGCCGTGCATCACCATCACCGTCACCGGGAACATCTTGAACTGGAATCCGGTGCGCACCAGCTCGCCCATGATAGTGCCGCGCTTGTACCCGCTGACGATCGCGCGCTGGCGCAGCCCACCGGTCGGGACGGCGAAATCGATCTCGGTCAGCATGGCTTCCATCACGCGTGTGCCGATCGCCTTGTCGTCCAGCATCGCCGGCCAGATCGTGTCATAGCCGCCCGCCTTGTCGGGCTTGGTCGTGCGCAGCGCATCCCATTCGCGCGATCCCATGCCGTACCGCTCGAAGAAGCCGCGGAACGCCACGGGCAAATCATGAAAGGCCGTGTCGGCGCGCTCTGCAAAATTGGCAGCGAACTCCTTCGCCATCGCCTCGCGACCCGCCTGCGTCCAGGCGTTGAGGCCCGATACGCGCAACGTGCCGTCCGCCAACCGCCGTGAGAACTCGTTGACCAGCTTCGCGCCGTTCCGCACCGTGCCGCGAACACTCCAGTCGTCGGCCAACCTCCCTCCACTCAGATCGTCCAGCACCAGACGGCCAGCACTGACGGTCCGGCCTGCAAATTCGTCACCGACGAACCCCGCTCGCCGGATCGTACGCCGCGCGGTCGGATCGAGCGGATTCAGCTGACGCGCCATGTCACCAAGGTGCGCGGTACCAGCCAGCCCGGTCATTCGTGCCAGGCCGTTGAACTTTCGCGTCAATGCAGCCGTTCCTACATCGCTGAACGAGCTAATCACGGCGCTGCCCAGCTTGGTAGCACCCTGCCAGTGCCGCACCGCGGACCCCAGCTGCGCAAGCGTCTCGCTACCGACCTGATCGGCCTCGCCGGTGATGACGCCATACAGCCGGTCGATCGTGTCCCCGGCCTTCGTCGCCGCACGCCGGTCCTCGTTGGTGCCGCGCACCGCCGCATCCTTGATCGCCACATCCTTCATCCACCGCACCGTGGCGGCGGGATTGGGGCCAAGGATCTCCATCAAGGCGATGTCGCGGCTCATCCCGCGCACATGCCCCATCATCGCATCCCACGGGCTGGCTTGGCCGAACTTGTCGTTATAGGTGATCCACGCATCCGCATCGGCGAAGTGCAGCACACGCTGCTCGGCCCGGCGATTCGCCAGCATCTTGCGCCCGCCCGCTCCCGGCTGCCGCCCGATCCAGCCTTCGCTTACGATGTTCTCGTATACGTCGCGCAGCATCGTATCGAGCTGCTGATCGGTCAGCGGCAACGCGGTGCGCTCGTCCAGCATCTTGCCGCGGTCGAGCATCGGCCTGACCTCGCCAATCCATGCCTCTGGCGTCACCGATCCGACGCGCAGCGCATCATGGCTCTGCGGCAGGCCCCAATCCTCACGCTTGCCGATCGCACCGCCGGCGGCGTTGAACCGCTGACGCAACGCCTCGCTCGCCCCGCGCCATGCGTCCGCCAGCTCACGCGCATTGAGGTTGCCGCTATCGGCACCGAACAGCTCCCGCACCACGTCGGTCAGGTCGCTCTTGTGCCGCACATTGCCGAGCAGGTTGGCGCGGTGCTTGGCGAGCAGATCGTACAGCTGCCCCAGCGCCTCGCCCCGGATCGCCCGTTCGCGATACTCGACGTTGGAGTATCGCGCGCGGCTATCCCAACCGAGAAAAGCGGCCATGGCCTTGCCGCTCACCGGACCATCTGCATTCGCGCCACGATAGCCGGTGCGCGCTTCGTCCAGCATCGCCATCTGGCGCTTGAGCTGCAACAGCTTCTCGCGCCGCCCCTGTTTCAGCCCCTTTTCCCACGCCGCCAGCGTCTGCTGTGTCGCCAGCGCCTCCGCCGCCTCGCGCGACATCCGGCCCTCATGCTGCATCAGCAGTTCGTCATAGAGCGCGCGAACCTCGCCCGCATGCTTCTCGCCGATCTTCCCGCGCTCGATCAGGTCGGGGATGCAGACGCCTAGCGACACGTCTTCGCCCTCCAGTCCTCGCCGATCTCGACCTCAACCGCCCTCACTAGCCCTCGATTCAATCCACAGTAGAGGCAGCTCGCGTCACGGCGACGCGCATATTGCGGTAGCGCGACTTCCCTCCCGCATTCGACGCATTCGACACCAATTGGGTGCCTGTGATCCGCTTCCTCGCGATCCCTGATGCGCCATGGCAAGCAGACGAACGGAGGGGATTCTACCAGCGCCAGGCTCATTTCAGGCAGTCCTTGATTGTCTGGATCGCCGCGTCATCGGCGTCGAACTCCGCCAACAGATCGGCAGCGTTCACGACATCGCCTTCGTCATCGAGGCGAAAGCCGAACTGGTCGGCCGTGTCGAATAGCGGTGCGCCGATCGTGCTTTCCTGATCGGCTTTCGCCCGCAACGGCGAATCCGCTTTCAGCTGGGCTTCCTGCTGCTGTCGCGCCGCAATCGCGGGATCGGCCTGCTCGCCAAGGTCTAGACCCGCCCGCACATCATGCGCGACGCTCTCGATTTGCAGATCCGCGCCGCTGCCGTGCGGATCGTCGAATTCGCTTAGAGCTTGCCTGAGGCCAGAACCTGCCGGCCGATCTCCGCCGCCCGCTGGTTGCGCGCGCGCGTCTCCGGCGACAGCCGCTTGTCCGCCGCTGCCTTCTCCGCCAGCGCCACTTTCGCGCGCATCTGATCGGATGAGATCGTCATACATCGCCTCATAGTCGATTTCGTCGGATTCCGCCAGCGCGTCCCAGCGCGCGCCGTCCAGCTCCTGGTTGACATGGATCAGCACCGCGTCGGCCGCGTCGATCTCCTGCCCGCGCCGCAACCGCGCGATAGCGCCCAGCGTTTCAGCGTCGAGTGTCAGACCCAGGTCCTCGGCCGCGTCCGCCACGCCCGCCTCATAATAGGCGCGCTCGCCCTCCTGCCATCCGTCCTTGTCCATGAACGGCGCGGGCAACTCGGGTTCGTCGCCGATGGGGTAGAACTTCTTGCCGTGCTGCACCGCGTCTTCCAGCACGTCGATCAGCTCGGCTTCGGTCGGCCGCTCGCGGAAATAGCCCTCGCTCCATAGATCCTCGGCCGCTTCATCCAGCCCCATGCCGCTGTCGCGCAGCAATGGTCCGGCACCGGGAACGAAACGGTCCATGTCGCGTCCGCCCATCCGCTTCCCGCCGACGATCTGGGCCTTGCCCAGACCATGGCCCTTGAAGCCATCGGCGCCGCCGCCGCGCGCGCCGCTCGGATGCAATCCGCCGCGCCGCGCAATCCATTTCAGGATATCGACCGGCCCGTCTACAGGCGGGCGCATGAAACTCCCGGTCTTGCGGTTTCGCCTCAACTCGCCCTGGGCTACCAGCTGCTGAAGCGCTGCGCGCACGTCCTCGCCGGTCGCCCCCAACTCGCGCGCGATATCGTCGATCTTGGCGAGTGAGCGCCCACGGTCTCGCACAATCCCGCGCACGGGCGGGATGATTGCCAGCACGCCTACCGATGGCCCGGCATCGGCCATGGGCTGAACGGCCCTCCCAGCGGGTCCGTCTAAGACGGGCGCATCGATATCGTCACCCGGAACCGCGGCTTCGTCCGCCACATCGTCCAGAATGTCCCGGATTTCGGGCGAATCCCCCGCCTCTGCGTCCAGCCGCGCCAGGTCCGCGTCGACGGCCTCAAGCTCCGCGTCCAGCCTGTCGCGCAGCGACGGTGCGCCGCTCTGGACGTTGGCGTGCGCGCCACCCATCTTGCGGTGCGCCCATCGCACCACATCGCCCGCGCTCATTCGCTCGAGGAACGGGTTTGCACGGATCACGCCCGCGCCCAGCACCTCGCGAGCGCTCAGCTGCGGATCGGCATCCAGCAGCCGTTTGGCGCCTTCCGGTCCCGCGAAATGCGCAAGGTACAGGTTACCTGCGTCGGCGGCATGTCCTGCCCGCTGCAGCGCCCGCGCGTTCAGCCCGATCAGGTCATCGACCAGAACTTCGTTGATGCGCGGATCCGTACGCCGCGCCGCAATGGCGTCGTCGCTTTCGTTCGTCGCGCCGAACCGACGTTTGTACAGGGTCAGCCACGTCGAGCGGATGAATTGATACGGCCCCAACGCGCTGCTGTTCGGGTTGCGGGCGGTATTGCTGCCCGAACTCTCGACCTGCCGGATACGCGACTTGAGCACGGTCCCGCCCTCGACGCCCACGGTGCCGGTCGCGATCGCCGTTCCACCACGCAGGCGCGGCACGGGCGATCCGCTTGGCATCGCCACTGCGGCGGGCGGTGGCTCAGGCATGTTGGACAGGATCCGCCGCATCGCCTCCGCCACGCCCTCGCGGTGCGCCAACGTTCCCGCGCCATCCGCAATGAACGGGTTGCTCGCGTCGATCTCGGCTTCGCGGCGCAGCACGGCGACGGCTGCCCGTTCATCCGGCGTCATGTTGTCGGCGCCGGTCACCAACTCGGCCAGGCCCGGCAGCTCGTCGTCGGGCAGCTGGGCGGCGCTGCCCCACTTCTTCCTCACGCTATCCGGCAACCGCTCCCACAACGCTGCGATGGCACGCTCCCGCGCGGTCGCGATCGCATCGCCCGCCTTAGGCACCCCAAGCTCGATACCCTTGGCAAGCCCGGACAGCGCAGCTGCGCCGCCCACGGCCATCGCACTTTCCGCCAGCAGCGTGCCGGTCGAGGTGTCCTCGCCACGTCCAGCCTTGTCGAGCGCACGCGGAACGGCGGTCACGGCTTCGACCCGCGCCTGCAACAGCATGTTGCGCATCACCGTCTCGGCGATCGTCTTGCCGCCCGCCCCCAGCGCCATGGTGCCGACATTCTCCGGCTCGGCCGCGCCCGACCACAAGCCGCCGACGATGGTCTGCGCTGTTGTCGCCCGCCCCGCAGTTTCGAGGATGCCGCTATAGCGCTGGTCGATCGGCGCCGTGATCTTCGCTCGGAACTGCACCGGATCAGTGTCCAGGCTGGCAAAGGCCTTCGGATCGGCGGCGCGGCGTTTCGCAGCTTCAGCGAGCACTGCCTCAACCGACCACGTGCCGCGCATCCGGTCCTGCAGGCCTTCCGCCCAATTCTGGCGGCGTAGCGCAGCCGGATCTACGCCCGCGGCGATCAGCTGGTTGGCGACATCGTGGATCGCATCCTGCTCAGCGGTGTCGATCTGTGCGTTGCGGACTGCCCGTGCATCCGGTGCGCGAGCCGATGCCCACACACCCTCGAAGAAGCCGGGCGCCGGTGCCGGCGGTGGCGCGGCATCGGGCAGTTCGCGCGAAAGCCTGCGGGCTTGTGCTGGAAGGCCCATCAGCGCGCTCCTGGCGCGATGAGCAACCGATAGGTCTCGCGCGTTCCCTTGCGCTTGAGCGCCTGCCCCGCCGCATTCAGGAAAATGTAGTACGCCGCCTCACCCGGCCCGCCCCCGTCATCCAGCACCGGAGTGAAGTTCGCCATCACATCGGCTTTCTCGACCGGCCGCGCACCATCATAGGTCGCATTGGCGAACGGGTTGCGTGCGATCAGACGCTCGATCTCTCGCGCGCTTCCCCAATCGGGCAACCACACATGGCGATTGCTGACCAGACCCAGCCCGCCGCGCCATACGCCGTCCCCACCGCGGCGTGCGCCCATCGCCTTGTTGATCGCATGGCGATACAGCGCCGCATCCCAGCCGCTTTGCCCGGCGTCCTTCTGCATTTTCACATAGATCGCGTTGGCGACGCCACGATATCCCTCCACGGCTGCCTCAGGCATCTGCCCGGCGATGATTCCAAGGTGCGCGCGCATCGCCGTCTTGGACTGGTCGGTCAGCCCGCCACTCTTGCCCTTTGTCTTGATCAGGTCGGGATTGGCCTTCAGGTCATAGAAGCCCTCAACTGCCGCCTGCTGCGTCGCGCCGTCGAGCAGACCGATATAGCCCAGCCCAGGACGAATCTGCTCAGCGACCTCGAACCGGTCGGCCCGTGGCCGTTTGCGGATCTCTGCCAGCACGCTCAGGTCGCCTTGCGGGCTCTTGTTGGCCAGCGGCTTTAGCAGGTCGGCATCATCCGCGCGGCGCTTTCCCTGCAGCGTGGTCAGCCGCTGGTGCAGCATGCTTTCCTCGCTGGTCAAAGCGCGCTGCGCCGCCACACCGTTGAGCCGCATCAGCTCGGCGCGCGTTTTGCTGCCATCCGGGTCGCCCGCCGGGCCGAACGAACGGTTCACGCTCTGCGTCATCGATGCACCGTTCAGCTTGACCAGCCTGTCGGCATCGACGCCCGCGGCCTTACCCACCGCCAGCGCGCTGTCGATTTCCCTCTGGCTGACCGTACCGCCCTCACTGATCACCGCTTCGATCCGGTCGATCTCGTCGGTCGCCTTCTCCTGAGCGGCGGTGACCGCCGCCTTGGCCGCAAGCGCCGCCGCCTTCTCGCGCGCCGTCGCGCGCTGCAGAACGTTGTCGGCATAGTCCGCCCCGCCCATTCGCTTCATCAGCTCGACGTCGCCGGCCAGCGCGCGCATGGTCGCCACGTCTCCCGCATTCTCCGCGCCATCGACCACTGCGCGGCCGACCGCCAGATCATAGGTGTCGATGACCTTGCGGTATCGGTCAGGGGTCAGGCCCTTGGTGTTCAGGAATTCGACGAACGTCTTGCGCCGCCCACCCATCGCAGCGTCGTCGCGATAGGCGCCCATGGCCGTCACGGCATGGCCCTTCGCCATTTCGTCGAGCGCAGCCGCGTCGAGCCCGGCCTTCTGGCCAGCAAGCCACTTGTCGTCATCGGTCTGGTAGGTCGCGCCCATCCGCGCAAGCGGCGCAGTGAAATGCTGGCGGACCTCGGCATCGGCGGGCAGCTCGGCAAGGAACGAGGCGGACCAGTCACCCCATGCCTTCTCCGCTTCGCCGCGATAGCCGGTCAGGTCGGTCTTGCTGCGCAGCTGCTCGCGCTGGCGCTCGAACGCGACGCGGCCCGTCTCCAGCGCGACGATGCCTTGGCTGATCTGCGTCGAACGCCGGTCGGCCTGTTCGCGAATCGCTAAATCGTGCGCGATCTGCGCTTCCCGGCGGTCAGCTTGCCGGTCGGCTTCGCGTGCATTGCCGATAGCGTTGACCACGCTGCCTGCAGCATCCGCGAGCGACGGCGAACGCTCGGGAATCGGAATGGAGCCAAGTCGCGGGCCGCTTGCGATGCGGGGCGTCATGCCCATCAGTTGGGCCTCCCCATCGGCGGCACATAGGAACCGCGCGGCACGGGGATCGTGCCTGCCGGCGAATAGGCGGAACTGCGGCCATAGGCCTCGGCGCGATCGATGCGCCCCGCCGCACGCTCACTGGCAGCGCCGCCGATCGCCGCCGCACCCGCGCGCAGCACGCCGCCGAACAGCGCCGAATCCCCTGCGCGGCGCTTGCCGCTGGCCTGGCTGCGCAGGCCTCGCGCGCGCATCCCGGCTTCTGCCCGGATCGTCATCGCCTGCATCTGGTTCTCGATCGCCTGCTGATACAGCAGATCGCTGATCGATCCGCCCAAGCCGCTCCCGCTCGCCGCGGCGCCGGCGATGTCTTCGCCCTGTTGCATACGCGCGGCGCGCAGCGCGTCCACCGCGTCATAGGCGCCCTGCGTTTCTTCGATCCGCGCATTCTCATCCAGCGCGCGGGCTTCCGCGCGGTACTGGCCCCGTTCTTCCAGCCCACCGAGCAGTTGCAGCCCGGCCTGCGCCGCGATCAGTGCACCGCCGCCCGCCATCAACCGTCCCCCTGTCCAATTCGCGCCCACACCAGCACGTCGCCGCCATCCGGCAAGGCGCAGCGCTTGACGCTTTCCAGCTTGAAGCCCAGCAGCTCCGCCCAATCGGCCGCCTCGGCGAAATCCGCGCGGGTCAGCATCTCAACGCGTGCCCAGCCCGCGCCGTCCAGCAGCCTGCGAATCGTTCGCGTGATCGCGACCATCGCGTTCCTCTTGCCTAGCGCGAGCAGCGCCCACGCGATGCGATAGCTTGGCCCGGCGATCAGGAACCCCATGCAGGCCAGGATGCGACCGTCGCCATCGCTGACGGTCCATGCCGGGCCGTTCTCGTACAGACTCCCCGCCGAGGCTTCAGCCGCCTGCATCGGCTGCAGCTCCAGCTTGGTCAGATCGCCGGGGTCGAATTCGCGAATGACGATCATGCCTGCCCTGCCTCGAAATGCGGGACGATCGCGGCCAAGGTCGATGGCCGTGGATAGATGCGCCGCACCGTGATCGCCATTTCGCGGTCATGATCGCTGCCCAGCTCGATCAGATGCTGTCCGTTGGCCAGCGGCAACGCGGTATCGAGCGCGACCTGCGGTCTCAGCAGGTTGGTCAATTCCGATGCCCCCTGGCATGCGACTTCCAGTTCATCGCTGCAGACAACGTAAAGGTCGATGCGATGACAGCGCTTTACCTTGCCCAGCGACGTGCCGTTCTCGCTCCCACCCGCCGGGGGTAGAATGTCGATCTCAGCATCAAAGCGCAGCCCGACGATAACATCACGCGCCTCGAACGGCAGCGCGAAACGGCCATTTCCGTCCAGCTGGACGTCCATGATTGGGCGGCCATCCGCACAGATATCGACCCTTCGGCCCGCCAGATGCGGCGCCTCGATCGACGTCAGCGGCCCGGTCAGACGCACCGCCGCGTCAGTCATCACTTGCTCATCGCGGTTCTTGCTGCTGCGTAGCGGCGCCATCCGCAGCACCCAGCTCTCCCCGCCTGCCTCTGCCATGATCCACAGCTGCTGATATCGGCCCGCCGGGTCGGTGTTCTCGCTGATGCTGCGCACCTTCAACCCGCCGCCCAGCGTACGCGTCGCCCACGCGACATACTCTTCCGCCGGGTCATAGCCCATGACGGCAAGCGTGCCGTCGGTGCGCCGGAACCACATATGGCGGCGGGGCTCTTTCAGCCATGCAATCTCGCACAGGCCGCTGTCATCTTCGCCGATATGGTCGGCGAAGCGCGACAGGTTCGGGGATTCGGCGCGCAACAGCCGGTTGGTGTCATAGGCCAGTTGCATCGCCTTAGTGCTGGCTGCCTGGATATGCACCACGCGGCCATCCACCTTGACCGGCTTGTGCGGGATCGAACCGTTGTCGGCGGGCACGCCGCGATCAAGGTTGCCTGGCCCCGCGCCCGCTGCAGCACCGGCTGCCATGACGACATGCTCCTGCTCGCCCGTTCCGACGATCAATTGCTGGTCATCGACCAGCCACAGTATCGCGTCCGCTGAGGGCAGCGGATAGCGGAATGCCTGGTCGCGGCTGATGTCGCCCAGCTCATTCCGCGTCGCCATGTCGTCGAGCGCGCCTGCCACGCTGCCATACAGCGTTGCGTCCTTGCCAAGCACCAGCCTCTCCTGCCACACCCCCACGGTGCCGGGATGGCCTCGACGCGTGCTGAACGCACCGAAACTGAACCGCCAGCATGCATTGGTGGTAGGCAGCGTCCGCAGGACATCCGCCTTCATCGCCGTGGGGCTCACATACTCGGTCAGCCGTACCAGCCCGAACATGCCGTGGACGAATGTCCACTGCACGCCATACGGCCCCTTGCCGTTGATATCCGTGCCGCCCATGCCGTCGCTCTCGGTACCCTCGATATGGATCGGCGCGACGGTTCCGGTGCGTGCACCCCCTGCATTCACATAGACATTGCCGTTGCTCTGACAGTAGGCGCCGGGTGCCGTCGTCATGCCCGCTTCCCATGCAGGCGTCGTACCGAACGCCGGACTTTCGATTTCCAGCAGGCCGCCCACATCGCCCGCCGCGAACAGATCCGCGGTCGCTACAATGTCGATGTCGGTCCCGCTTGTTGCGCTCGCGCTGACGGTGAGCGTCTTGTCAGCGTTGCGAGCCTCCAGCGGCCCGTTCAGCAACACATAGGGCTCGCACGCGAACGTATCGGCGCTGGTCCGATAGATGCGGTGCAGCGGCACTCGCGGGTGCGCGCAATACAGCACGTCGAGCGATTGATAGGTGTAGAGTTCTGCGACCTGCGCAGCATTCCAAGGAGTCGCGATTTCATACGGCTCGTCACCGTCCATGATCTGCGCATCATTGGTGTAGAAGCGTGCATAGTTCGCACCCAGCTCGATCTGATAACCCTGAGTGCGATTGAACTGATATCGCATAAGGCGCGCTTCGCGCAGCTTCGCCTTGGTGACGAAGATCGTTCCGGGGCATGCCTCTGCCGGCCCCGAGAGCAGCGGCAGCCAGCCATCCATGCGCTTGACGCCGATCGAGGTGATGTTCTGATCGCGGCGCGCCAGCAGGTGCGGCGACAGTTCGCCGCCGTTCAGGCTGTACTGCGCGGGCGTGACGAACGCCATCAGCCGCGATACCCGAGCCAGCGGTAGCGCGCGCCTGCCCAGCGCGACACCGGCGGCCCTGGGCGAGGACGGTTCGCCGATGACAGGCCGTCTATGCGGAAGGCTTCATCCAGCCGCTCGGTGCGCTCGCCGACCAGCCGATCGCGCAGGCCCAGCGCCTGCGTCTTCCCGACACAATGCTCGATCGCGAGCGTATAGGCCATGGTATCGACAAACAGTGGCGACCACCGCGTCACGTCCTCGATATCGATTACCCCTCGCGCGATCAGCGGACCTTCGCTGTTGCACAGCAGGAAACCGCCTTCCTCGACCGCATCGAACCAGAATTCGCTGCTGCGATCCCACGGTTTCCATGCCAGCCATGCCGGGGGCAGCCTGTAGGAATAGGCGGGACCAAGCTCGCTCGGCCGACCCGCCTCGCGCATCAGCTTCTCACGCGCGAGTGCGAAATTCCATGGATGCAGCACGATGGCAGCACGCCGCGCGATGTCCCAGAGGATGGAGAAGTTCGCCGCATCGGCGTCGCTGGGATCATCGGGGTTCTGGACCCGCTTGGACGATCCCAACAGCACCAGCGCCTTGTTGTAGATGACCCGCTTGGTCGGAAGGGTCGGCGCTGGCGTATCGGCCATGATCTGGCTCCACAGTCTGGATGGGGCGCCGCCCGCCTCTCTCAATCCCCCCGGAGTGAGGCGTGGCGGGCGGCGCGGGCGCGGGGCAACAGGTCAACCCCGCGCCGTTCGGTCAGCGTGCCGCGGTCTCGACCTCGACTACGACGATGCCGGCGCCGGGCAGGTCCGCCACGGCGATCGTCGCCCACAGGTTGGTATCGGCGGCCAGCGGCTCGCCCTTCTCGGAGGTCTTGAGATATTCCTTGTCGACTTCCGGGGTGGTGCCATAGACGGCGGCGGTGCCGAACTTGTTGGCCGTGGTGCCGTCGCCGAACGCGAGCGTCGAGGTGGTGAGCGAGACGGTCGAGCGCACGTTGATCGACAGGATCGCATGCCCAGCGGGGATGTTCGCCACCAGCAGCTTGTCCGCGACGACTTTGGCGACGGTCGCCTTCGACAGGTCGAACTTCTCGACGAACACGCGCTTTTTCGCGCCGTTGATCGCGCCGGGGATCTTCTTCGCCCCGACGATCGTGCCATCGGCCGACGAACCGCTGCGGAAATTGCCGTAACCATTTGCCATTTCATTGCCTCTGGTTGGCGGCGGGAGACTGGCCCCCGCCGCTGGGGATCAGTCCGCGCACTCGACGATGAACGCGAGGTCTTCGTTGTTCCGCGAATAGCGGAGCTTCGAATACGCCGTGAACTGCGTCGCGTGGTTCTTGTCCGGGCGGATATCGCGGTGCGTCTCGATGCCCAGCCACTGGCGTCCCGAAATACCCTTGGGGATCCACACCGGGCACCGACGATGCCCGCTGCCGTTCAGGCCCAGCGCCGCCGCCTTCGGGTAGGCCTTGGTGTTGGTGAACTCCATCGGCACGAAATGGATGCCCAGGAAGTCGGTCGGTTCGCCGTCCTGCAGCGCCTGCTTCGCGCCGGCCGACAGCGGCTTGCGCACTTGGCTGTCCGGGTTGAAGTCGCGGCTGACATAGTGATCGATCTTCAGCAGATCCTCGATCTCTTCCGCCGTGATGCCCATGTGCAGCCTGTTGGTCGGGTCCTGCGGATCGATCAGCAGCTGGCGTGCCTTCTTGCGCAGACCGATCAGCTTATTCTCAGTCAGCCCCTTGTACTGCGTCAACGTCTCGCCATAGTCCGCGGCGAACACATTGGCGGCCTTGAATGGCACGGCGGTGGTGCCTTCCTTGCCGACATAGGCGTTGCCATGAAAGCCGACCAGGAACTGGTCGCGACGCGCGATGCCGATCGCGCGCGCAACGCCGATCGCCAGCGGGCTGTCGAGCGGGATTTCCGTCGCGTGCTGGTCGTCACGATCGAGAAACGTGCCGGTGCGCAGGCGATTCGGGATGTGAATCCAGCGGCGCTCCACATCGGTTTCGGGCAGGTCGGTATCGCCGAGCCGATCCTCGATCTCGTCGTAAGGAAGGTCGCTGAACCGGTCGGTGATCTGGACCTTTTCGCCCACCACACCGCCCTTGAAATCGCACATGGTTTCGTAACCTGGCGACAGCTCGTTAAGCTGGAACTCGACCGCCTTTTCGAAGGCGACGGTTGCCACCGTATTCTGCCAATCTGCCATTGCTGGCTCCTCCAATCGCTCAAAAAACAACTGTCTGTTGATTTCCGAGCGGGAAGGCGGGCCGATTGGCCGGGTCCGCTCTCGCGGGAACGCCCCGCGTCGTCGGCCGCTGCTTTCGCGGCGTAGCACCCGGGTCCGCGTCGGCTGCGCGGGAAGTCAGGGCGGTGTCTTCGGGGGAAATGAAAGGGGCCGATTCCCCCCGAACCGGCCCCGCACAAAAGCTACAATCCGTTTAATTTGTCAAGCCTGCTTGGCCCGTCCCTGCACGATCAGGTTCTGCAGTCGCGCGGCCTCCTTGTGCTCGGGCGTGCCCGCGATCAGCGACTGCTTGCGCCAGTTGGCGTCCTGCACCGCGACATTCCACCGGGCGTTCGCCTGCTCCGGCGTCATCGCGCCCATGCCGGAACCGGCACCCGCAGCGGCGCCGGCACCTTCCACCGGCGCCGGATCGCCGACGCGCGCCGCCATGTTGAACATGAACTTGAGCAGGTTGCCACTGCCCAGCTTCGCGTCGAGCGCCGCCATGTCGTCGGCGGGCAGCTCCACGCCGCTGATTTCGAGCATCTGTCGCACCGACTGCAGCCCGGCATTGAACTTTTCCGCACCCATGGTCTGGCGGAGCTGATCGACTTCAACCTGACTGGCCTGCTCGGCCGCCGCGGCCGCTTCCGCCAGCTTGCCGTTATAGAACTCGGCAACACCCCTCGCCCACTGCGGAGGCAGTCCCGTCTCATGCGCGAAGGCCCGGAACGCTTCGGCCATGGTCGCATCCTGCCCGTCGGGCACGGGGATCTCATAATCCGCTGCTGCCGCAGGCCGCACGATCTCCCCGAACTTCTTGAGCCCGTCGTCGGTCTTGTAGCTGTCCAGCCGCTCGGTCGCCGTGCGCTTCGTGTCCAGATATCCCTGCGCCAGTGCGCCGACATCAGCGAAGTTGACAAAGCTCGCCTCGCCGCGCAGCGCTTCCGGAAGCGCCTCGCGCCAGCTTGGCGCGGCGCCGCCGCCCTGCCCGCCGTCGCCGCCCCCGCCCGCCGCGATCGCCGCGGCGCCCGCGCCGCCGCCCTCGCCGCCCTGTCCGTCGCTCATTACCTGTCTCCCATTCTACGTTGAAGATCTTCGAGTTTCGCGGTGTCGAGCCCGACCATCAGTGCCAGGCTGCGCAACAGATCTTGCTGCCCCTTACGATAGTCCGCCGCACGCGCATCGGGATCGAGGCCGATCCGGTCGAGCTGAGCTTCCTTGGCCAGACGTGCGAACAGCCGCTGCGCCGCGGGCTTCATTGCCCCGGCGTCGTCGCAGAAGCATTCCCGCGCGTCGCGATGCCGGTCGAGCAACTTGGTGACGGCGGCGCGCAACGAGAATTTCGGTGCGCTGCTCTGCTGGCCTAGCAGCTTCGCGATGGGCGCCTCAGGCGGCATCGAGCGCCCCCGACAATTCCGACGCCACGCGCGTCACCGGCTCCAGCGATTCGCCCAGCTGCTGCACCTGCGCCAGCTGGTCGCGCTGCTCGCGGGCGGCGGCGGCGGCACGCTTCTCCGCATCCGTCGCGCGCCAGCTCGCGGGAATGCCCTCGATCTTGCCGATGCCCAGCACGGCCTTGGCGATCGGGTATTCTTCGAGGAACGCAGTCAGCGCGGTCGGATCGTACTGCGCGACCGCGATCACCTTGTCGAGCGCGCGGAAATAGCCGCCCGCCTGCGCTGCCTTCAACGCGCGGTTGAGCGGGTTGTCGTATTCGGTGCCGAACAGCCCGCCGGCCTCGCGCACCTCGCCGGGCATGTCGTCGAACTCGCCCATCATCACCATGATGTCGATTTCGCGGTCGAGCATCGGCGTGAACCATTCGGTTTCCTGCCGCGCCAGTGGCGAAAGCAGCACGCCCTTTTCTTGTAACCGCTCATAGATCTGGCTGTCGGTCACATGGCTCTTCATGTCCTGACTGACCATGAGCAGATGCGTGAAGAACGCGCGATCGATCACCCGGTGAATGATCGCTTGCACCGCCAGCGCGCCCTGGCTGTCGCCCACCTCGAACAACGGCTTCACCAGCTGGTTGCCGCGCCGGTCCACGGCACCATAGGTGATCTCGGCCGCGATATAGTTGATCAGCATGTCGGTCGCGTCATCGGGCGCGCCAAGCGGCGGGCGCAGCCCCAGTTCGGCGGCAGCCATCAAGTCGATCATCACCGCCTGCGCCGCCTTGATCGCGGGCAACACATCCGTGCCCGGCCCGCGCCCGTAATCCTCGGTCGGCGACTGTCGGAACCGCGAGTAGATCAATGGGGGCGAACGATAGCCGCCCTCTTCGATGAAGGACTTGTCCTCGATCGAAAGGAATCCGTTGACCCACGGCTTGCCTCGCCAGTCCAGTCGCCCGCTGTCGATCGCACTGTTCGGCATCAGCACGCGCAGGAACTCCAAGGGCTGGTTGCGCTTCTGGTCCTCATTGGCCATTGCCGCCGCCATCACCTTCGGCGCCCGCTCGAGCGCTTCGCGCCCGAACCGGTCCAGCGCTTGCGGCCCGGTCAGCGTGAACTTGACATGGCGGCGCGCCGGCAATCCCTGCCAGTCGGTCTCGATATAGACGCGGCCGACATGCTCGCTGCGATAGCGTGGACCGACGACGCGCCGCGTCACCGGGTCGCGCCGCGGCTCGACCTCCATGGCCTGATTGCCGAACCCCATTAGCGAATAGACGGATTCGTTGCTCTGCTGGTCGAACCCGCTCATTGCGCTCGCGCGTAGCTTGTGCAGCCGGTGCGACTTGCGCTCATACCACGACGCAACGTGCTGGTACCGCAACAGCTCATCGTCGGGTGGCGTCAGCATCTGCCACGGCTGCCCCTTGGGCTTCACCCAGCCCTCGAACACGCTGACGCCATCGTCCAGCGCCTGCTGGGCATGCTCATCGAAAATCTGATTGCTGCGGTTCTCGCCCTGCATGCGCGAACCGCCGATAGGGAAATCGGCCTGTCGGGGCAGGCACAGTTCGGCCGCCTCCTGCCACTGCTGGTCGAAGTTCGTCCGAGCCAGTTCCATCCGGCTCTGCGCGGCAAGTGCTTCCTTCGCGTCGAACATGTGCCCTCCCCCAGTGCGCTTCGATCAAACTGCCTGCGTCGCCGGCTCAGGCTCGACGAAAGCCAGCCCCTGCTGGGCGCAGTAACGGCGGAAGGCGGCCTCATGCAGTTCGCCGGGCAACATATCGATGCTGTGACCGAGCGTGCCCCCCTTCCAAGACCCTTTGCGTCTGCCGACTTCCGAGGAAAATTGCAGGTCGAGGGATCTGCGGAGCGCATTGCGACCGAGGAAGAGCAGACGGAACAATCCCTTGCCCCGCTTCCACTCGCGCTCTTCAATGCGACAGGTCGCCGTAATGCACTCGCCGTCGAAGTCGAGAAAGTCGAACTTCGCAACGGGACACGCTTCTTCAAGCGCGTTCTTCGCGGCCCATCCGTTGCGGTTTCTCAGGCCCCAGTCGGGAAGGTCAGCGAACAGCACGCCATCGAGATCATAGATGCTATGCCGAATGCTGCGATGCTCGCGCCACGGATAGAACCAGACCTTGGATTTCGAACCGGGCCAAGAATGAGTTTGCTCCCCATAGTGGAAGTGAACCGCCCCCTCAGCAGCCGTGAATCCGAATTCGCGCTCATGCTCATCCCAGTAGAATGGCTCGCGCCCATTGGCCTCGCATTGCGCTACGAGGTCTGACGACGAGTATGGGACCTTGACCCGATAGGGTTTGATGATCGCAGGGAGCGCCGCCACAAGGGTATGGCCGAAGCCGTGAATACGCAGGCGACAGCCCGGATAGTCGCCGTGCCCCGAGCCGAGCATGAACCCAAATCGCCGGTATCGCCCCTCACGCGCATAGGTGAAGGGACCGAAGTACCGGTCGCTATCACTCCAACGGATGGCAGACATTTTCGATCTCCACTCAAGATACTTGAAATGGGGGATGGTCGCTGTCCCCCGGCCCTCCCCCTGGCGCACGGTGAAGGGTCCTCACCGCGCGCCATTTCGATCAGATCGGGCGGAACAGCAGGCTTTCGGCACCCAGCTGAGCCGTCGCGCCGCCACCGACAATCAGCGGCGACTGCATCGGGCAGCGCAGCACGCGATGCCCCTGCTCGCATTCGAGCACGAGCATCACGGCCTCGATGCGGAATGTTTCCGACATGCCCGCACCGATCGCGATCGCCGGTGCCTTGAGCAGCAGCGCGTTGCCGTCCATCGCCTGCAGCTCGCTCGTCACGACGCCGCGCGAATAATCGATCGACAGATGCGCGCCGTCATCGAGCAACAGGCTCCCGCGCTTCACCTTGGTCAGGTCCACCGGCTCGCGGTGCGTTTCCAGCGCCGCGGCCTCCGCATCGGTCGGCGCTGCCGGGTCCGCGGCCACAGGCACCGCCGTCAGGGCAGCACGTTGCTCGCGCGAAACGGCCTTGGCCTGGGCGCGCTCGTCCGCGACCTTCACCGCCTCGCGGTCGCGGGCCGCGGCCGCCTTGCGGTCGGCCCGTTCGCCCGCCGCGCGGGTACGCTCGGCTTCCTCGGCGCGAAGCGACGCCGCCTTCTCGGGCGTCTCGGGCATCGCGGCCTCGACCAGCTCTGGCAACTGCTTGTTGAGATACGCGCCGATCGGTACTGCGATCTGCGTCGCGAAGTCCTCGGTAGCGAGCCGTGCGGTCAGCAGATTGCCGACGCCGGCCACGAAATCGTCATTGGCGAGGATGTTGGTGACCGGCTCGGCGGCCCTTTCGCCCAGCGCCTGCCCTGCAGCCCCGAGCAGTGCCCGGCGCAGGCGGTCATCGAGTTCGGCCCCTTCATCGATCCCGAGCGCGCGATCGAGCGTGACAGTGATCTGCCTGCCGAACCGCTCGTCCGAGAGGAGCGCATCCAACTGACGCTCCACCGAGGGAAACCGCGCATCACCGAACATCGCATCGAGAATTTCCTCGATGGTGAGGATCTGCTGCGGCACTGGCGCTGAAGCAACCCGCTCGCTACGTTCACTCGTCTTGGGGCTTGCCTTAGTCGTACCACCCATTCCAACCTCCATCAGCCAAGGGGCGCTAAGCCCCGGTCAGGTGCCCAGCGCGTTCTTGCCGCCAGTGCTGCTTTCGGCGCCGCCCGCGCCAAGGATCAGGTTCGCTGCCACCCCGCGCCGCTTCGACACGCGGTCGCGCAGATCGGCCGCCTCACGCGCTTCATCGCGCCGCGGTGCCAACGTCGGCGCAGGCTGCGCCGGAGCTTTCGGCTTTCCGAACAGCAGGCCACTCACCAGCCCGCCAACAGCTGCAATCGGTCCCATTATCTTCCCGCTCCCGCATACCCACCGTGCTTGACCTTGCCGCGCACATGCTGTGCGCGCGCACGTCCCGTCAGATCGTTGAGGATGTCGGCCACCGTTTCGCAGCCCAGCGATCCGTACTGGACTGCATCCATCGGGTGGCTGAAATCGTTCTTGGTCGGCTTGTCGCGGAAACGGCCCGTGCCGTTCGTCAGCTCGATGCGCTCGTAGACGTAGCCGCTGGTGAACGCGCGAATGACGGTATGGCAGTTCGGGCTGACGAGCAGCCCAGGCCGCCCGCCGGGCGCATTGGTCAGCCGTCCACGGACGCTCTCAAGCCGGGGTTCGATCCGGTTGCCTTCACGCCCGCCGGGTCGGAACTTCGCACCCTTGAACAGCTTGCGGAAGAAGCGCAGCCAGTCTTCCTCGTCATCATCCTGGCCAAAGTCGATCGCCGGATCGTAGAAGATCGTACCGAGCTTCGCGGTAGGGAAGTGCTGGCCGAAATGCTCCCAGCAGAGCTCGGCGAACGCTTTCGGCCCCAGCCGCTGCAGCTCGTCGCTCTTGCCGGGATTCCAGATCACGATTTCGTCGAGCAGCCGCATCTGGCCCTCGATGAACTGGAAAGGGATCAGCGCTGGGGTGCGCCCGCCGTCCAGACAAGCATGTAGCGGATAGCGCGGATCATAGCGGATTCGCTCTTTGGCGACATGAATATCCGGATTGAACTCGGGGAAGACCGGCTGCCCGTTGAACACTGCGCCGAACTTGTTGTGGACGAAACGCCGCAGGTGGTTCGGCTTGCTGGCGAACGCCATCGCCAAGCCCTCATAATACCCCTCAGGCAGATTGTGGGTGTTCTCCGCTGCGGGATCGAGGCCACCGGGCTGCTCGTGAAAGCCGATCCCGAAGCGCGGTCCCAGCACCTCCTGCAGATGCGCGCGCTGTTCGTCCGACAGCCCGTCATTCTTCATGACGAGGAAATCATAGGTCCAGTTGTCGATGTCGGGCGCGTTGAAGTCGCAGATGACGCCACGCCACTGGCACCCGCCATTCTTCGCGGACGGATAGCGGCCCGTACGCGGCCACCCGAACAGGAAAACGCTCATATCGAGCGTGTCCGTCTCGTTCAGCCACAGGCCGGTTAGTTCCAGCCCCTTCAACACGTCCTCGGCCTTCCGGTCGCCCATGGCGCGGAACAGGACTTCGATTCCCACGCGCGCCGGCTCGCCGCTGGGCAGGATCACGTCGAACTCTTCGCTGAACTCGTTGCGATTGCCGTTCCAGTTGGCCTTGGTCTGTGGAAACCAGGTGAACCAGCTTTTGAGGACGTTGGTTTCCAGCTGGGCATAGGTGTCGCGCACTACGCACCACCGGACGCGTCGCACCCCATCGGGGCCGGGGTTCTGCATCAGCGCAGACGCCACGATCTTGCGGATACAGCTGGTGGTCTTCGCGGAGCCGTAAGGCCCCATGATGCCGGTGATGAACCGCCAGTCGTTGACGAACGCCTCCGCCCGCGGCCCGACAAAGCCCATGAGGGAGGCTTCGCCGCTCACGACTGTTCACCTTTTGCGGCACAACGCAACTTGGCTGCATGCGCGGTCAGCTCGGCCGCACGTCTCTCCAGCGCATCAGCAGCGGCGGTCAACGTCGCGGCGGACAGCCCCCGCTCCGCGTCGAACTTCTGGCGCAGGTTACGAGTGCTGATGCCCATCAGGTCCGCCAGCAACCTCAACCCGATCAGCTCCGCCGCACGTCGCAGTCCGACCATCGCCGCAGCACGCTGCGCCAGGGTGTTCACTTTTGTAGGAACGGCTGTCATTCGCCGTCCTCCTCATCGTCGCCGCGCTCAACAAATTCGTTGCGGTCACAGTCAAACCGCATGTCGAGGATCTTCGCGGGATCGACCTCACCGCTATTCATCGCCTCGACGGTGCGGCGCATGACGGCATCTACCGGATCGGCGACAGTCGCCTGCGGCGCGGGCATGAAGATGACGTTGCGGGTATGTTGGACCGCCACATCCACCGGCTTTTTCTTGTGAACGTAAGGCGACACTTCCTTCGCCGCCGTGATCTGCAGGCCCAAAGCTTTCAACGCGATGTCACCGGGCTTCGACTTCATCGTACTGGCGGCACGCTCGATGCGATCAGCGACCTGCACCAGGACTGCCATTTGGTCCTTTCCCCACTGCTCGTCCGCCGCCCGCTTGAGCGTGCCGGTTAGCGCATCGCACATCTCAATCAGACGATCCTCGCGCTCCGGCGCGCCTTCCGCGATCAGTAGCTGCTCGCACAGGATGTCGAGCGGCGTGGAGTAGACTCGCGCAAGGAACAACTGCGGGTCGCCCCCCTCCTGGCAGATCAATTTTGCCAGATCGGTGTTCTCGCGGTTGCGCGCGCCCTTGGGACGGCCCCGCCCGCGTTGCTCGATCCGCATCCGGCGAAACGTATCGGCGGGCAGCCGTCCTTGCGGATCGCGCAGCAAGTCGAGCTGTTCGGCGGTAGCTCCGCCCATCACGCGCTCACCGCACTCGTCGGCGAATGCCGCCGTCATAGCCCCCGCCTCAGTTGACACGATTCCGACCCCCGCCTAGCGTCAGCGGCTTACGCAATCCCCCCGGTTCGCAGAGGCGCTTTGCACCCTGACCCGTTGCCCCGTCTGATCTCTTCGGCGTTGCGCCCACGGGATTGACTGGCTTTGAGCCACCCAAACCCCCGACCCCACTTGAGCTTTTGAGGTTCGCCGCCCAGCCCCGGCCCTGGCGGGCAAACCGGCATGCTTCCGAGCCGCATGGTCGATCCGAAAAGATCGCTCCGCGCCCGATCGCACCTACGCGACGGGGGAGGTACCACGCGCGCGCACCGGCGAGGGGGTCGCCCCCCCCTACCGCGCCCGCGCGCTGAGCCGCGGGGACCCCCCGGCCAGCTGCGCGAGGCGGCGCAGTCCGAAAACTGGCAGTTCGCGGACTGCCCTCGAAAAACGACGCTGAGACAATAGCTTGACTGCGCCGTGCGACATAGCCCCGTGCGACATGCGCACAGCGCGCTCCCAGAAACGGCGGAAATCCGCCATTCCCGAGACCCGCCAACGAGCCGCACGGTGCGCGCCCAATCGACACGATCCGCACGGCCTGGCCGACCAGCTCGCTCGCGCTCCCGCCCGAAAAATCCGGGGAACCCGCGCCCACACACCCGACCAACACCCGTCCGGAGCGCACATCGACAGCGGGCGCGGCATATCCACCCCCTAGAATATTCGCTGCGATAATCCGGACCGTCCCCATGGCGACGGAAAGCTACGTATTGTTTAAATTCAACGCAAGCGGCTTGGCAGACGTTCTCAATGTTCCATCTTCAGAACATCACAAAGAACATAGTGAGTACGTGTTATCAATGACTTAGCGCGCTGTTCCGCATGTTCCACGATCTCGCGCGTATGCGTGAGGCGCGACCGTATGCGCACCTGTGCGGCACCTCTTCAATCACCGGAACAACGGAACATTGATCTATCCCATTGATAACACGTCATTTAGAACAGAACACGCTCCGCCCAAGTCGGAACATTGAGAACACCCCCCCGACCCAATCCGAACGCCGCCATAGCGCCCCGCATATGCTTGTAATCGGCGGGTCCGGGTCCGGGCTGCGGAGGGAATCCCGAGGAGCGTGGTGTTGATGCGGCCGCCGTGCGCACCGCGCCGCTGTGCGGCGCTGCACGGCGAAGTTGTTGAGTTGGGGCGGAAACAAACCGCTTGACGGGCATAAAAATAAACATATTGTTTCGCCATGCCGCTAGACGGCGCCCCGGCAAATGGAGGCCGAACCTATGACCCGCTACTGGATGACCGATGGCATCAACGACCTCAACGTGATGGTCGATGATAGCGCCGACCTCGACGGTGCGTTTGACGCGATCTGCTGCGACACCGGCGAGACGCTGCGCGTCAAGGGCTGGATGATCGAAGAGATCGAGAAGATCGACGAACCCCAACTGACGGAGGCTTGAGCGATGACCTGCTACTTCTCGCATGTCGTCACGGACAGCATCCCGCCCTTCGAGCGCGCCGAGTTCGACGGCAACAAGCTGCTCAATGCCGCCGATCATCTGCCGCTGTGGAGCGGCACGATGGACCCGCCCGCGATCGGCTCGATCGTCATCACGTCTGGCCATGTCCAGCACCGCGCAACGATCACCGGCTACAAGGTGGTTGAGCGCTGGCTGATGGCTGTCGGCTTCCGCACCGATGAACCCAACCACAAAGGCGACCTCGCCGGAATCGAGATCCTCCGCGTCGAGAGCAGCCCCGCCTGACCGCATCCCCAGCGGGTCTGGGCCAGCCTCGACCCGCTCAAGATGCCGCCTCGCGCATCACCCCGGCAAATGGAGGCCGAAAACCATGTACCACGCACTGTCCAGCCGCTTCGGACGCAGCGCCCCGATGCTCCGCAGCAACAGCCCGCTAACCGACGATCAGATGCGCAGCGTTGCCCCGTCGATCTTCGCGCAGGAGCCGCACGGCACCCGCAGCGAGCGCTACACCTACATCCCGACCATCGACGTCCTCACCGGCCTGCGCCGCGAAGGCTTCGAACCGTTCATGGTCACGCAAACCCGCGTCCGCAATCTCGACCGGCGCGAGCATACCAAGCACATGATCCGGCTCCGCCACGCCGGGCAGATCGCGGGCGCGGAAGCGAACGAAATCATCCTACTCAACAGCCATGACGGCACCAGCAGCTATCAGATGCTCGCAGGCATGTTCCGCTTCGTCTGCTCGAACGGCATGGTCTGCGGCAAGACGCTTGGCGACATCCGCACCCCGCACAAGGGCGACGTGATCGGCCAGGTCATCGACGGCGCGTTCAGCGTGCTGGACAGCTTCGAGCGCGCGGCCGAACTGCGCGAGGGCATGCAGACGACCCGGCTTCCGTCCGGTGCGGACCGTGCCTTTGCCGCCGCCGCCCTAACGCTGCGCTACGACAACGCCGACGCCGCGCCGATCCGCGCCGAGCAGCTGCTGACGCCCCGCCGCATCGATGATCGCGGGGACGATCTGTGGCGCACCTTCAACCGCGTGCAGGAAAACGTCATCCGTGGCGGCCTGCAGGGCCGCAACGCAAGCGGCCAGCGCCACACCACACGCGCCGTCAAGGGCATCGATCAGGACGTGAAGCTGAACCGCGCCTTGTGGGTACTGGCGGAGGAAATGCAGCGCCTCGCGGCCTGACCGCATCCCCGGCGCGCCGGTGCGATCGGCGCGCGCAGGATGGGGCCAATCCCATCGTCAGAGGAGTAATCTCGATGCACCTGACCAACTGGAAAGCCAGCCCGCCAAGATCGTTGGCGTCGACGTGATCGAACCGCGCGGCCGGATGATCGTCGCGATCGACAAGGAAGGCGACGAACACATTCTCCGCGCTGCCTGAACTGCACCCCGAGGGCGCGGCGCGCCGCGCCCTCAATGGAGGCTACCATGCTATTGATGATCGACGCGCTCACCCAAGTGCAGCGCTTTCTCAACTTTCTCAACCAGTGGGGCGTTGCGCCCACGATGGCCGAGGTCGAGGCGATGCGCGAGACTGTTCGCGAAGCGCTCGATACCGCCGACAACGTGAAGCGCCAGCTGCGCGCCCACGGCCAGATCGAGACCACCGCAAACGATCTACTTGAACAGTTCGGCGGCGACTATCCGGATTGGCTACTGGGCGAGGCCAACGCCCTTGAAGGCGCGCTAGCGATGCTGGCTCGCGCACGAGCCGAAGCAGTCGGTCAAGCGCTATGAGGCTCTACCACACTCCGACCGGTCAATGGGCCGGAACGCAGGCGGAGGCCAAGGCACTCGGCCTGTTCGAACTGGTCGAGGTGCCGACTGACAAGCCTGGCTTGCTAGCCTTCCTCAACCTTCATCGGGTCGGGGCCGACCGGGTAGAGATCGACTACACCCCAACCATCACCCTCGTTCAGCCGCCCGCCCCTCCGCCGCCCGTGCCTGACACGCGGGGCGCGCAGCTGGCGCAGGACATCAGCGTCGAAGAGGCCATTCAGCGCGCCGATTACCCGCGCGCGCTCTACCTCGCCCACCAGATTCACCATCGCTTGATGGAGCATGCGCGGGAGGCAAGCCGATGACCCGCATGCACACCACCGCCGCGCTGCTGGCCAATGCCGCACAGCTGGACCTGTTCGCCGCCTTCGCTGCAACGGCCCCGGCTCTGCCGCCCGCGCCAGCCCGCTACGAATGCCAGCCCGGCGAACTGGCCGAGCGCATGGCCGAGGAAGCGATAGCAGCTGCCGAAGCCGCCGCAGAACCGCGTGACATCGACGATGACGAGAACGAGGCGGGCGAGCTGATCGAGCGCGCCGCCCGCGCGGCCGATGCCGAAGTTCGCCGCCGGGAATGGGAAGCGGAGCGGGCCAGCATCGAAGCCGCCATTGCCGCCAACCCGCCCGAAATACTGCGCTGGGGCAAGCGCGAAGGGTACGGCGGGAACTATCTTGAGATCGCCTTGCTGCGCGACGGCCAGCATTGGCGCGCGCGCCGCGACTACGCGATGCCCAACATGGACGGTGGCGGCCCCTTCGGCCCCGCGATCCACGGCACCCGCGATGAAGCGCTTGTCGATGCGCTCCGCGCCGAACTGCGCGGAATCGCTAGCCATGTGGTCGCGGGGTTCAAGTCGAGCGTGCACCACGGGTCAGAGGCCGACTGGATCGCGATGGCCCACTGGTGCATCGAGCAGGCACCGACCGCCCTGTTCGGCGGCCCCGATCTGGCTGCCGAGTTCGAAGCCGCCACGACGCGCCTTGCCGAGCGCGAACGCCTCCGTTGCGCGGCGATCTGCGCCGACAAGAAAACCTACATCGGGGAGGATGGCGCGGAACGCTCCATCTACTCGCTGTGAGCCGCGATGCGTTCCGGGTGCCGCCCGTCACACCAGCCCTGACAGCCGCGATTATCGCCGCGCGCGCGGACATCGCCGAGGCGGAATCCACGCGCACCGATGCCCGCGACATCGTGAAGATGCTGACGGTCAAGCATGGGGCAGTGATGTCATGGCCGACCTATCGGGTCGCGCTGCGCTGCTGCGACATTTACACCGAGGCCGCGACCAGCTGCTATCTGCACACTTGCAAGCTGCTATTGTGCAGCTTCGCCGATCGTGCAGAGCGGTACCTTGCGCAGCCCGGTGCCTCGCCCGAGTTGGCCCTGTGAACGCCCCTGCGCCATCCGTCTTAGACGCATCCGCCCAGAAGGCCGACAGCGCGAATCCCTGCATTCGCGGCAGGACTTGCCCCGAATGCGGCACGCTCTTTCGTGCGGCGCATCCTCGGCAAATCTTCTGCAGCCCGGCCCACAAGCGGGCATGGCACAACCGCGATACCGTGCGCGGCGCGCGCCTGACCACGCTGGCCATGGCGGCGCACAGCACGCGCGGCGGCACGCGCGGCGACAAGGAAACCGGCAAGCGCGCCCGCCGCGACAGCGAGCAGTTGATGCGCCAGTGGGACGCCGACGACCGCGCCGCCGGTCGCATGCGCGCAGTCGAGTACGTCGCCCTGCGCAACCGGCTCGGCTACGACCAGTGAGCCAGCACCTCGATCTGTTCCGCGCGCCTCAGGTGCTGGTCGCGTGCGAATTCTCCGGCACCGTCCGTGACGCCTTTCTGCGCCGGGGCTATGATGCGTGGTCCTGCGACTTGCGGCCCGACGAACGCGGCAGCAACCGCCACATTCGCGGTGACGTGCGCGACATCCTCAACGATGGCTGGGATTTGCTCGTTGTCGCCCATCCGCCCTGCACCCGGCTCTGCAACAGCGGCGTGCGCTGGTTGACCGCGCCGCCCCCCGGACGAACGCGCGAAGCGATGTGGGCCGAACTGGACGAGGCCGCGGCCCTGTTCTCTCACCTGTGGAACGTCCAAAACATTCCCCACGTCGCAGTCGAAAACCCGATCATGCACCGTCACGCAAAGCAGCGCGTGCGCGGTTACGCCGAACCGGCGCAGTTCATCCAGCCTTGGCAGTTCGGCCATGGTGAGACAAAGCGCACCGGCCTCTGGCTGCGCAACCTTCCCCCGCTCACCCCGACGAAGATCGTCAACGGTCGCGCCGCGCGCGTTCATCGCCATTCGGGTTGGGGCAGGCACGGTGAGATCAGGGCGGCCGAGCGCTCGCGCTTCTACCGGGGGATCGCGGATGCCATGGCCGACCAGTGGGGGCCGGTCATACAGGCGCGCATGGCCGCCTAGGAATCTACCTTGGCCCGGCCTCGCTTCCGCCGCCACAGCAGCCACCCGATGATCAACGCCAGCACCACACCCACACCGGCGACTGCCGCAATCATCGGCGCCTTCGACGCCGCCGGCGGCGAGGGTGGCGTGGCGTCGGCATATTCGCGCGGCAACCGCTTCTGCGTTGCTGGAAGGCCCATGGCTTCGATCCCCCTTGCGGCGGAAGCTGCCACGGGTCCGGGTATCAGAACAAGTCCGTCTGATTGCCCCAGCTGTCCCAGCCTGGCCGCCGCGTGCGCGCGAACAACTCCACATAGGGGCCATCGTACAGCCGCTCGATGTCGCCGGGCACGCGGTCCGGCTTGCGGCTATGCTCGCGCAGAGGTTCGACGATCAGGCGGCGCACGTCCCTGTTCTTGGGCAGACCGATCTCACCGTTGACCGCGAGCAGGCAGGTTTCGACATTCGCGCGAGTGCCATAGCCGGTCCCCATATGCCAGCCATTGTCCAGCTTGGTCCGCTTCGCCCAATGGAACGCTACCGATTTGTAGCGGAAGCCCCAAGCCCGGATCACGTCGAACGCGGTTTCAAGGAACGGGTCCGTCACCCACATGAACAGCGCGCAGTGCTTGTCCGCCAGCTGGCCGACCGGCAGCGCCTTGATGTCCTCGATCGACATGCAGGCATAGTGCTCGCGCGCGTTGCGGGCGCCGCCGCCGTCGAAGTTCCACGCCGGGTCGGCATAGATGACCCGGTACCCGAACAGCCGCAGATGGTCGAAGGCCCGGGCTAACGGTATCGGCTGCGGGCGCGGGGAATCCGGCGCCAGCTGGGGACCCGCGAACAGGTCCGTTGTCATTCGATGACGACGCCGTCCCATGCAGGCCTTGTCTCATCGTAGGCCTCTTGCGGTACGTCGATGCCCCGCTCTTCGTCAAACCATGTCGTCGCGGGGTAGTGCTCGGTCTGCTCGTCGAGCGTCTCGCGCTTCGCGCCGTCGATCGCGTAGCCCATTCGCGCACCGAAGCAGCCAGAGTGCGGCGAGCGAATGATGACTGGTAGTTCGGGATCGAGCTCGGCCAGCTGATCGATCAGCTGCCTTACCGTCATCGTGGGCGGACGTAGCCCCGAGCCGGTGCCCATTGGGTGCTGCTGATAGTAGGTCTTATTGCGTTCCATCACATCCTCCACTCAATCGGCCCGATCAGAGCTTCAATGGGCACCGCGGTCGCCCATTCCGGCGATCCGCCGAAACGGAACTTCACCGGACCTTTGGCCTCGATCGCCTCCAGCTGCCCGTCATCGCCCTTCCACGCCGCGGCCTGCAGCGCCTGCGCCCAGCCGCCGTCGAACCACTTGCTGCCTCCGAACAGCTTCTTCAGCTCCGCGTTGGTCTTGCTTCCCACCAGCACATACAGCTGGTCTCCAAAGCTGAACTTGGCGTCCGCGCCCCATGCGCCCTTCGGCGTAGTGTGGATGTTCACCACGGCTAGACCATGGTTCAGCAACTTCTCGCGCGCGCCACGGTCGAATGCGCCCTGTTCGTCGGGCGTCACTGCCCGCCTGATCCAGCGGCCGACCGTCTCCTGATGATGCCCCGACATTGCGGGCAATAGCGAACTGGTCAGGTGCGTGATGCAGCGTGTCGTCGTGTCCTCGGCCTCTTGCCTCCCCCGCTCCATCAGCGGTGCACACAGTGCAGCCCAGCGCGTCGCACGCCCGAATGCCTCTTCGTCATGGACCGGAGCGTCCTGAGGCGCGGTTTCGTAGAGTAGCATGTCGGCACAGGTCAGCAGGATGCCGAACGTCTCCCGCCAGCGGCCTTGAAAGCCCAGCGACTTGATCTCGTCCTTGTAGATCCGCAGGGTCTTGTCGAACCGCGGCCACTGGTCGAGCATGCGGCGCTGCATCCGCCGCCCCGCCTCTGTCCAGTATCGCAGGTCGAGCATCGGCTCATCGGCATCTTCGGGGATGGTCCGCATCGCCAGGATGCCGAAACGGTTGCGGTCCTGCGGGTCCAGCGGCGCGTGCAGGATGCTGCTGAACAGGAACGCCGAATGCACGGTGAACTCCTGCCCGCCTTTGGTCTGGTCGCTCGATCCGCGGTGCATCTTGTCCCCGCTCGAGGATTTGCGCGCCAGGTTGATCATCGCCTTCTGCTTCTCGGGCTTGTCGTCGCCCTCGGCCTCGTCGATCATCACCGGCAGCGTGTCGTCACCCAGCACATGCCGCACCGCAGCCTCCGTCGCGTCGCCAGTGAACATTCCCCAATCGCCCAGCAGCGCGCGGATCACCTTCTGCAGCGTCGATTTGCCCGCGGCGGTCTCACCGGTCAGCCAGACATGCGCGCGCCATTCGAACGCGCCGCAAATCAGCGCCTGCCCGCACCAGCCCAGCAGCAGCAGCGGCGCGATGTCTGGCGCGAAAAAGTACCATTTTCCGAACAGCGCCTGCAGCCGCTGCGCCTCCGCCGCGGTGCTGGATTCCTGTGCCGGCGCGGACAGCTTGGGCAGGCCCGGATAGATCTTGTCCTCGATCGGCCCCGGCTTGCGCTCGGTGATCGTCATCGTCTTGCGGCCCATCGCGTCCTGCGCGCCGACCAGCAGAACGCGGGTGCCCAGGTGCAGGACAAGCGCATCGTCCAGCAGCCGCCGATGCGCACCGCGCCCCAACACCTTGCCCACGGGGGAGAAGATGCCGATCTGCGATGCCGCGTGCACGAACGCGCTCTGCACCTTGGCCTGGTTGAAACCGATCACCTCGGGCGGATCGGCCTTGTTGAACGCCGGGTACTTGTCGCGCAGCCACGCTTCGCCGCCACAGATCAGCGCCAGCTCGCCCTTGCCCATCTCACGCGGCTTCATCGCCAGCAGCTGATAGTTGTAGTCGATCAGGTGGACGATCAGACCATCCTTGCCCAGGATGCTGATCGGGCATCCCGTGGGCAGGAACTGAAATGGCTCATCGCCCTCGCCCCCGGTGAAATCCGGCGCCGCGGTCGCGCCGCGCAGCGCATTCGCGATCGATGTCACGTTGTCGGTCACTCGAACTCCGCCGCTTCAAGACATTCATCGCAGGCGCCCCATGATTCTTCGGCGCCGTCGCGCGGCAACAGCGCGCGGCAGAACTTGCAGCGCTTGAGGCCCGGCGGCGTCGGCCGCGGGTCGGGCAGCTCGGGCAGGTCCATGGGGAGCGTGGGTACGGGTTCGCGCATCAGAAAGGCACCGTCTCGCCGTGCGCGGTTTCCCAGCCAGCCAGCACGCCAGCCCGTCGCAGAAAGGTGAAGCGCAACACGCTTCCCCGCTCAGTCAGCCGGTTATCTTCATCGATCAGGTCATGCAGCTGCGCCACGCGCCGCAATGAGCGGCTATGGGTCTTCAGGAACGGGCGCTGCTGGCAGGTCGCGTCCTTAGCGAAGGTTGTCTTCGCCAGTGCCGCAATGACGGCGCACGGAATGCGGCGCGGCCCATCCGCATCAGTCCAAACCCAGATCGCGTAGCGCACCCGACCGGTCGGCGTCGCATGTGCGCCGCTTGGCTCAAGGCTCCATCCTGCCATCACGCCCCCTCCATGCGCACGCCGCGCAGCTCGTCGTTGAAGTCCTTGTAGCCCTCGCTCGGCCACGCACATTTGACCTCGCGGCGGCTGCCGTCGGTACGCGCCGCCTGCTGGTGCCGGGCAATCGCTCTTTCCAGTGTACGCTCGATGTCGGCAGCGCACTGTTCGTGATGCGCCGCTTGCCGCAGATATTCGGCATGCACTTCGCCGAACGCCCCCATCGCCAGCGTGCGGCATCGCGCAGCGCGCCGCTCCCGATCTTCCTTGTCTCGCTGCAGGACGAGGATCAGGCTCCCAGCCTGCGACGGCAACGCCACATTGCCGATGTTGTCCAGGCTGATCGCGGCCCGCACATACAGCTCCGGCGCATTCATCGCCGCGCTCAGCCCGTCCTCGATCCCTTCGCTGATCGCGATCATCGTGCCCGGCGCCACGTCCTGCAGCGACTTTCGCTGCCCGCCCTTCCAGATCGAGATGGAGCCGGTGCCAAAATCGCCCAACACCATCTTGGGCTTTTCCAGCGGCGCCTTGATCCAACTGCCCCGCTGCTTGGTCAGCCAGGTGCGATGCACCGCCATGAAGTCACCCGACAGGCTGACAATCGACGTAACCATCGCCGGCAAGCTGCGGTTCGCTTCGACATTGTAGCAATCGGGCCGAAATCGGATCGATCCGGGGAAGTGGCCAAGGCCCGCAAAGTCAATGCCGCGTGCCTCAAGATACTCCTGCGCGGGCGAGCCCAGCCCCGGCTGCGCGGTCAGCCACATATCCTTGGCATCCGCCCGTCGGCGCGCTGCGTCTTGGCGCGACTTGCGCTTGCGGCGCTCGGCAGCGCCGTCCAGCTCGGGTTTCGCCGCGGCGTTGGTCCAGTCGATACCGGCTCCGGCTTCGAGTTCTTTCAGGGCCTCCATGAACGGCGTGCCCTTGCGCAGCTTCAGATAGTCGAAGACGTCGCCGCCCGACTTGCAGGCAAAGCAGTGGAATATGCCCTTGTCGTCATTGACCATGAACGCGCCGTCGCGCTTTTCGGCATGGAACGGGCACAGCCCGGTCTGCTCACGCGTGCCCGCCTTGCGCAGCTTGACGTCACCGCCGATCACGGCGCTGATCGCTACGCGCTCACGGACCTTCGCCGCCCGGTCCTGCAGCTGACGAGGATCGAGTTGCCCCCCGGCCATGAGTTCAGCCCGGCCCGACGCCGCGATAGATGAATGCGGCGCGCTGGCGCTCGAACGCTGCGAATGGGGACGTGTTCAGTGGCGGCACATTGAGCCACTCATTACCCTTGCGCACCTTCGGCGCCGGATCTGCAATCGTATCCGCCTGTGATCCCGGCGCGTAGCGCTGGCCCATCATCTCGCCGGTCAGCCAGTGCCGGAACCTCACGCCGCCGCCCTCTCGCCCGTGGCCACGGCCGCTTCGCTCTCGCGCCACTCGCAATCCTCCGCGGCGCAATCCGGTGCGTCGCGGCCCAGCGCTATCCCGCACGCGATGCAGCGGGCCTTGCTCGCCCAATCCTCAACTGCGCAAACGCCCATCTGGTTGAGCCGCAGCGCAAGCCGGAAACCCGGCGTGCGCTCGCCCTTCTCCAACAGGCTGATCATCATCGACGAGACCCCGGCCCGCCTGCCCATTTCCTCTTGCGTCAACGACTTAGCCCGTCCCGTGTCGGGACAGGTTGTCAGCGTTTGCAGACGCCAGCGGCGGAGTTTCAAGGCACCCAGATTGAGCATTGCCAAAAACTAAACTATCTGTTTCGTTCTTGTCCAGCCGGGAATCGCAAAACGAAACATAACAGGGGATAAGCTTGATGCCGAATATCCACTATTTGCATACGCCTATGGCAAAGGCGATCGACGAACTCCCCAACCGGATCCGCTACTGGCGCAAGAAGCGCGATCTCACGCTCGAAGAAGCAGGGGCCAAGGTAGGCCTGTCTGCGCAGATGTTCGGCATGCTGGAGCGCGGAGAGCGGCAGCTGACCGATCGATACCGCGTCAGCATCGCCCGCGCGCTCGACGTCGATGCTGCGGACCTCTTCCTCCCTGGCGAAACGGCGTTCACGGTGCCCGCCGGTGAACGCGACTTCTGGCGAGACTATCTCTCGCTCGACGCCCCGCTCCGCAATGCGGTGCGCGAGCATACGCGCAACCTTAAGGAATGGACCTCGCAGCCGCCTGAAGAGGATGAACCAAAAGAGGCCTGAACACCCTTCACAGCACCATCGAAAGGCAGCAGAGTAACAATCTGTTGCCTTTTTTTTCGCCCTCCCTTGTCAGTTATAAACAATCTGTTTATTTCAGCTGTGGACAACAGCTGAAGGGAGTAAACAGATGGGTGACGTCACGCCGCTGCCGATTGTCATGCGGCGCCCGGCGATCCGGCACGCGCGCGCCTCGGCGCCGCGGCTTGAGGCCACGGGCGGTAAACGTGGCGAATATGCCGTTGGCGACCTCGCCCGCGCGCTGAAGCTGGCCCACCTTTCCAGCCGTACCGTCATCGACAAGCTGCGCGCGCTCGCAAAGCACGATGGCATGCCCCTTCCCTGCACGCCCCGCATCGAATGCGGCATGCCCATCCACGGTCCGCGCAGCATCTACGGCAAGAGCCGGTGGGACGCGGGCGAGGTAGACGCATGGCTGGATGGTCGCGGCCCCGCCGCGCCCGCCCAGCCCGTCGCACGCCCGATCCGTGAGCAAATGCGCCTTCGCGCCGCCAGCTTGGGCGCGGGGGCATGAAGCACATTGTATCCGGCCACAGCGATACGGCTTGCAACGTCATCAGCGACACGATGCAGGCCGCGCCGTTCACCGCTGACTTCGGCCAAGGGCCGGTAACCGTGCACCCCGGCGCAGCGCTGAATCTCGGCACGATGATGTCAGACACCGGCAACGAATTAGGCTTCCTGGTGATCAGCGCCAACTGCGCGTGCTGCGCCGTCTCGCGCACGCTGGCGACCGAGGATCTGCGCCGCATGGGCGAAGCCGCTATCCGGATCGCCGACGACATCGAGGCGAAAGCCTCAGCCACCGCTAGCGCTGTCATAGCGCGGGCGCGCGGCAGATGAAACACCTCCCCCAATCGGCCGCACCCAAGCGCGGCCGGGCCGGGCGCGCCAGCCCCCCCGCTCGAAGGGCGCGCCCGGCCAACTACAACGATCGCGCCGCCATGCTGATCGCCGGCATGGTGTCGGGCTGGCTGCTGCTGCAGGCCCTCCTCGCCATCACGGAGCCGCTGCAGTGACTGGCGGCGATCTTGGCCCCACGCCCGAAGGCGCGCGAATCATCATCGCGATCTTCGGCATTGCGCTGGCAATGTGCTTCGCCGCCATGCTCGGCGCACTCGCGGTCGCGTCATGACGGTCGCTGTCTACAAGCCTCGCGAACGCGCCGTGCTGGTCATCAACGACGACGGCACCCAGGCCTTGATGATCGCGCAGGCCGATGTGCCTGATTTCATCGAAGCCGTCGCCGACGCCTTCGCAGTCCCCGTTCTCGCCGCGCGCCTTGCGACACCCCCGTTCGATTATCCGGAGTTCAACCTGTGGAACGCAGTTTGAATTATTTCCCGGCGGCGCAGATGCGCCGCTGGCGTGAACTCGACGCCCGCCGCCCGCACTGGCGCTGTCTTAGTGCTGACGAACGCGCGGAGTTCGACCGGCTCGATCACATTCGCGATCAGCGTCGCCGCCGCCAGGATCCGCAGCGATGAGCCGCCGCCACCTCTGCGACACGCCGGGCTGCGGCAAGGAGCGCAAGCGGTGGCAGCGGCTCTGCAGCCGGTGTTTCTTCGCCTTGCCGGGGGACATCCGCACTGGGCTTGTTTCGGCCTTCAAGGAACACCGCATGGCCGATTGGCGGCAGTGGAAGAAGCGCGCGTGCGAATACCTCGCGACGCCGCGCCCGCCCCGTCGCCCGCCGATCGATTCCGCCACCGCTTACGAACGCACGGCCCGCCTGCTCGGCGAGCACTAACAGGGGAACCTTCATGGAAACGATCGAACGCGTCCGCCGCGTCTTCGCCGAACATTTCGGCACCGACCTTCTGGAAGCCATCGGCAACGATCAGCCCGCATTCAAATTCGGCCACCCGGTCGGCCCCAAGGATCTCGACAGCCTCGATCTGGTCGAATTCGTGATGGGGATCGAGGACGAGTTCAAAATCGCCATCCCCGACGACGACGCCGAGCAGATGACCACGATCGCGCGTGCTGCCTTCATGGTCGATGCGCTGGTACGTGCGCAGCACGGCAAGGCGGGCATTGCGGCATGAGCGATTACCATCTGCAAATGCCCCCCACTTCTGGACCGCTGCATCTGCGGAGGGAAGCACGGCGAGAAATGGGTGAAGCGATCGAGCGCATGTCGCGTGACACCAACTACCGGTTCGGGCCCCGCGGCTGGGCCTACTATGCAGAGGGCTTGGGGCTGATCACGAAGGGCGAGTTCGATCGCTTTGAAAAGCTGCTCACCGATATGCGGAAGGATGGCGAGCTTGATCCCGACGTGATCGAGCCGGACGCATCGCGCATGGCTACTGAAGTTGTGGATTTCGAGGCGTCCAGCCACACGACCGAGCAACACGCGCAGTGGGCGATCGACGAGATCAGTAACAGGTTGCGCGACTGGGCCAACGTGTTTCGCGAGGTCGGCTATTGGGATGATCTCGAATATTACGTCGAGATGATCGTCGAAAAGAAAGACCTTGTGCAAATCTTTCGATCGACCGCCGACCGATACAATGTTCGCATAACCAACGGGAAGGGTGATACTGACATCCACACCCGACTCGCGATGCTCAGACGCTTCCGGGAGCACACGCTCGCGGGCAGGCGCTGCATCCTTCTCTCGATGGGCGATCATGACCCTAAAGGCCTTCATATCGTCGAAGGACTCCACCGCACGATCATGTCCTGCAGCAACCTCAAGGGGCTGGATTGGGACTACCCTGATTTCGATGTGGTCAACATCGGCCTGACCGAAGCGCAAATTGATGACCTTTGGTCTCATGAAAATCGGCAACCTGGAAACAGGCGGAGGGCGTGACCTCTCGGACCCGCGCCACCCCGACCACTACAAGCCCTATGTGCAGGAGTACCTGGCGCGGTTCGGCGTGTGGAAGTGCGAGGCAAACGCCTTGGTGGGCAATCCGCGCCGGGCGATGGCCCTTCTTGAAGACGCTATCAATCGCTTCATACCGGCAAGCCATCCGGATGAAGTCGAGGCGCAGAACGAACCCGCACAAGAGGAGGTCCGTCAGGAGATTTCGCGTCTCGTTCAAGGGTGGACGTTCGAATGACCCGCATGACCTACAGCCCACGAGCAACACGGTACTGCAAAACCTGCGGCGCCTGCCCGCGGGAGTGGCACGAGTGCGAAGAACCCTACTGTGAGATCGAGACGCAGGAGGAAGCTGATGCGCGAGGCGATGACTACGATGACATGAGCGGATCGGGACACCCTGAATATGATCCGAGGTAGAGGGATTGACCACACCGCGTCGCCCGGCGCAGCTTGACCATAGCCCCCGGCAATAGGAGGCCGAACTGATGTCCAGAAGCCGTGATGCCAGCCTGCGCGCCGCCGCGTTCCGCGCATTCTCCGACAGCCGCCCGGATCCCGATGCCGCGCGCCTCGATCTCGGCCTGTCGCCGCGCAGCTGGCAGCGGATGCGCAACTCGGCGACACCGCCGCCGCCGCGCCTGTTGATCGAGATTGCGGACAGCCTCGACGACGCGCCGTTGCTGGAAGCTCAACTGCGCGCCGCCGCCGCGAACTCGGAGGCGCGCGCACATGCCTAAGCAACGCCAGATCCCCCGCCTCTTCCCCCAGCAGCTCGCCGATGGCAGCACGGCATGGCACTGGAAGCCCAGCAAGACGCTCCGCGCGGCTGGCTTCGTCAATGTCGCGCTTGGCACCGACAAGCGCCATGCAATTACAGAGGCCGACCGGCTGAACGATGAAGTCACCGCATGGAAACGCGGCACGCCGGCGGACGCGCGCGGCGTGGTTGCGTCCGCCCCGGCGCGCCCGCTTCCCCGCATCGTCCGCGTGCGCGAACTGATCGCAACCTACAAGAAAAGCGACGGCTGGACCCTCACGCCCGAACAGGGTGGGCTCAAGGAGAAGAGCAAGACCAACTATGAAACCCGGCTTCGCCAGATCGAATATTGGGCACGCGATGGCGAACTGGCCGTCCGCGATATCGACGCGGCGCTGATTACCGATCTACGGAGCGAATTGCGCAAGCAAAGCGCTCACAAATGTGCCGCCGTGTTGGGGGTTCTTCGCCTGCTGCTCAACTTCGCCAAGAGCATCGGGATCATCAGTCACAATCCCGCCGATGATGTCACCATCCCATCGCCGCCCGCCCGCAGCGTGATGATGCCCAGCCGGATTCGCGACGCGATCGTCGAGGCAGCGACCGAACTCGGCATGTTCGACGTAACGCTCTCGATCGAACTCGCTTTCTGGATATTGCAGCGGCAGCGCGACGTCCTCGATTTCGGGCGCATGGCATGGCGCGAAATGGGATCGCTGGATGAGGTCGAACAGCGCCACCTCGCCGAAGTGGTCGATGCCAGGGGCCGCGTGATGGGCTTCCGCCTCGTGCAGAACAAGACCGGCACTTGGGTCGATGCGCCCGTGCCGCCGATACTGCACGCCACGGTCGAGGCCGCGATGCGCGCGACCAACCATGGCTATGTCTTTCCCCATCCCGATCGGCCCGAGGAGCCGATGCCCAGCTGGATGTTCCAGCGCCGCTTCCGCGCCGCGCGCGATGCCGCCGCCACCGTCGCCATCATTCGCGGCGATCTGGAGTTTGCGCAGCTGATCTCGCTCGTCCAGTACCGCGACCTGCGACGCACCGGGATGAGCTTCTACAAGAACGCCGGCGCACGCCTCGCTTGGATCACCGAATTGAGCGGCCATGCCGTCATCGGCAAGAAGACGATCCTCGATACCTATATGCCCGGCGACACCGCCGCCGCCATCGCCTGCGTCGCCACTGGCGTAGCCCACTGGCGACGCCAGCAGAAACGGGAGAAGCAGGCGTGAGTGCGATCGTTCGGAGATTGCCTTCGCCTGGCGATGACCGGCGCGGGGTCGTAACCTATTTGCTTGATGACGGTCGCTACCTGACGTTGGAAGCTCGCGACGTCCAGCTGCACGGGCTCGCGGCCATGGCGCATCGCTATGGCGTGGAACTCAGTTCGACCAGCGGACGGCTCCCAGTGCGACAGTGCGGCCTCGTTATTGGCACCGTCCCGACCGATTTTGACCCCATGTTCATCAGGAGCAAGTCGCGTCTATACGATCCACGTCCAAGCGACTTCATCAAGGAAGGCAATGCCTGGGTGGCAGAGCCGATGTTGGGTCCGGGCGATTTCGAAGCGATAGAGGGTTTCGCTCCGGCATAAGGCTCTTGCCCGAATCACCCCCGGTGGAACACACCGGGAACAATGCCGCGCTATCGCACCCTGAAAGAGATCGACGAAGCGGGGCATGACCTGCGCTTCTGGTGCTACCGCTGCCAGCGCTCCGGCCACATCGATGCGATCATATGGATGCGATTCGAGGAACGCGGCCTGGCGCTCGATCTCGACACCGTTCGCCCGCTCTTCCCTTGCCGCCAGTGCGGCGCCCGCGATTGCCTCATCCTGCCGGCGACGCGCCCGCCGCGCATCGGCGATCCCCTCGCTAACCTGGTAGCTGGATACTTTCACGGCCTGCGCAGCGCCGGGAAGCGGCGAAAGTAA